TATAGTCAGGGTCGGTGTAATCTCTAATAATAGCTGCAAGTAACTGTAATTCTTGTTTCATTGTGTAATGGACACGGGCTTGTACCGCAGACATTACTTTTAGCGTTCTTTCCAAAATAGCCAGCGTTGTACCTACTGGAGCTTGGTTAGACATTTCAGATACATTCATATCCGAAGTCGCCGCAAATCTACGTCCCTCTTCAACAATCTTATCCATTAACCCAGACAAAACCATCGACGGTTCTTTGTACGGCAAAGGCAAAATATTATCTCTGATATTGCCTGAACCTAAATCTACGTCTCTAAACTCACCCGGTGCAATCGGGGTGTCATCGCCTTTAATACGTAAGCCACGAGCTTTAAGACCGCCCGGTAAATTAGATAAAGTTCCCGCATCCACCAGCTGACGCATGATACTTGTAGCAGACTTAGCGTACCCACCGATAAGGTGAAACAAACCAAAGCCATACGCCCCATATCCGGGAATATACTGATAGTGTACGAAGTGCTGTCTTTTAAGCTTGAGTTCGTCTTCTTCTTTCCAGTTCCTACGAATAGCGATAATTTCTTCTGTACCACGCAGCAACGTCACTACATATGGTAGGGCTACGCCTGTCGGCTCTCCGTCCTCATCCACATCTTCAAAACCGGGCAAGTCTAAATCAGCGTGAATCTCATATAACTCAAAGCGGTCGTCGTACGATGCAGAAAAACCTGTTTCTTTATCTTTCTTCTGCTGAATCTCGTTTAAAAACCGGTCTGGTTCGTCATCTAGCTCCGTCTCAATATAAAACCCAGCGTTCATCAGCTTGATTAAGTCGTTTTTAGTCTTACGCATTCTGTGCGTAATTCTTGGGCAAGTCTCTACATCACTGGCTCCGTACGGCAAAATAACGTCTTCTGCTGGTATGAACATCGCTACTTGGCGATTTAAGTTCGGGTCAAAGTAAATTTTCTTAAATGCAGAACCCGCACTTGGCAAATTCCATAACATCTTCTCGTGCTCAAGGCGATACTCGGGCATCTTCTCCGTTAACTGGTAGTTCATATCTTCTTCAACACGAACTGCCGCTTCTTTTTTCTCCGGAGTCTCTTTACCAATAATCTGTGTTCTTACAGGTCCTTTGGCTGGAAAAGTCTCCATTACCGTGTCGGACTGAAACCTGACAACGGCTTCTGTAATCATCGGATGAAATACCCCGCATGCGCCGCTCCAAGGTTCTGTGCGTTCTTCGAACTTCAAACCGAGCAAGGTAATACCATCTTTATACATCTTCTCCCAGTCTTTACGGGATGCGATGTCGTTGTCAATGTCTTCAGCTAAGTCACCCGCAAGCATCTGCAAGTCACCATCGCTCATCAGCTCAACTAAGTTCTGATTAAAATCTTCTTCGCCATCAGGCTCAATATCAATCTCCATATCACCGGCTTTAATATGCACGGCTTCTGGGTCTTCAATTTCAATCTCAATATCTGGTTCATCTCCCGCTAATGCGCTTAGACCTTGAGGGGCTTGGTATAGTGATTTATCGACTGCCATAATTTTTCCTTAATGCTGTATTGGTTTTGGGGTTGTAACCGAACGCACTTGCTGGTTTCCCTGTGCGTTTAGCCGCTCTGTCTTTCGCTCTTTCTTCAGCAGTCATACTATTACGTGCTTCACCCTGCTGCGTATACGAGCCATCTTCTTTCATATGACCCCTTGCTATTAATACCTGCCGAGCCGCTGCTTCCGGGTCAGTAGGTGGGTTTTTCTGCGTACGCATCTGCTCTGTCAGTCTTTCTAACAAAACACCTTTACCCATATACTTTTGCGTAGTCATCATACCCCCTAATAATATGCCGCTTTCCGGCGGTATTTGTACAAGAGATCATCGTCTTTCTCATCCGAGTCAAGGCTAATAAACCCGCCTTGTCTGTATCTCAGCAGTGCTTGCGAAACTGTATCCACAAAGTCATCATGTTCACCAACAGGGAAGCTAGCCAATTCTTCAACTACTTCTCTAGCCCACCGTGTGTCTGGTGCCCATACTTTACCGCTAGTAAATAAATCTGCTACAGCGTTAAGTCTTACCATCTTATCATTACCTCGAGACGGTGTAAATTCTTGTACGGGTATACCTATTCTCCGTAACTCTTGTATCAACGGCGCACCCGCCGCCTTTTTCTCCACGATGAACGCATCGGGGGTCCACTCTTTATAGTGCTTTAGCGCTATGGCTTTTAATTCTGGAAACGTCATCCTGTCTTTAAACGCATCTAGCAATATTAAATTAGGGCTACCTTTATCCTCGTCGTTGTACCAAACACCCCAAGTTGTACATGCCGAATAGTCGGCTGTGTTGGATGTTTCAAACGCCGTATCCCAAGACTGAATAATGTAATCGCACGTAGGTGGATCATCTGCTTCCCATATTTTCCAATCCTTGCGCCCAATCACCGCTGACATATCGGACGTGGGGTTCTGCATATACTGGGCGTTCCAGTAACGGGGGTCAATACTTGCCTTGGTATTTAGTAATGCTTCAAGGGGCCACTGCTCGGGCCAAAGTGATTTCTCATTCTCCTCGCCCTCATTCATAATAGCGGGTAACTGCACAATCTCCCACGGTATCGTGTTCGGATTTTTAATCTGGTAGTCAATCAAACGCCCAGTCAAGTCTAAAAGCGACCATCTGGTCATAATAACGATAATCGCCCCGCCCGGCATGAGACGCTGCAACGGACCTGTCTGAAACCAACTCCACGCCGTATCAAATGCAAGACGGCTGTTTGCCTTCATGTCTTGTTCAGAATGTGGATCATCAATAACGAACAAATCAGCACCCCTACCTGCAAGAGCACCGCCAACACCAGCAGCATAATACTGTCCACCAGCGCCGGTCGACCACTTACCCGCTGCTTTTTGGTCATCCGCAACCATAGTTTCTGGAAATATTTCACGATATTCCTCGCTTTCTAGTAGGTTTCGTACCCGTCGTCCAAAGTCTTCTGACAAACCCGCTGTGTGGGTTCCCATAATGATCTTTTTCTCGGGGTAGTTACCTAAAAAATAAGCAGGAAATAGAAACGAACTGAACTCCGACTTACCCATACGTGGCGCAATATTAATAATGACACGTTTTTTCTTACCATTCACTACATCTTGGAATACTTTAGCTAGCCGCCTGTGGTGTGGACCCACTTTAAACCCGGGGTATATGCGTTTGGCAAACTCTATCGGGTCTGTCTGGCATTTTTTTAAGTCAGCTCGATGCTCTCGCTTCTCCAAATCCGCTAAAAACGCAAGTTTCTCCAATTTCGTCATATCTTTAACCGCACGTTGTGCGGCTACGGCTTCTTGGGGAGATAAAACTTCAGCTTGCATCGTCGTCTTTACTCATCTCAATCACATCGACTACTTCGACAGCGCCCATGTAGCGCCCTAGCTTCTCTTTAATGCGTTTCTCTAGCTCATCATCGGTAACATCTTCGTTCTTAACCGATACTCTGTCAGTAAACAACGCAACTTCCGTAACTTTACCCAGCATCTCAAGCGCTTTCAATCGTACTTTGGCGTCGGGGTGGTCAGTTTCTTTAACAATCTTGGTCACCGCCATGTTGCGTAACTCTTCTGCCTGCTCAACAAACTTCCACTGGTATGTCGTTACCATCGACACAATAGAGCGTATCTCTTCCGGTACTTCCATTTGTAGTAACTTATTTTTTGCTTCGGGGTCTTGGGTAGCTAGCGCTGTAAATGTCTGAGCTACCTTCTCTTCTTGCGCTGCGTCAAGAATATCATCGTCATCTTTGGCTAAACTCTGTAGCCAGTCACTTGTTTTTTTCTGTGCGCCCAGTGTTTGACTGGCACTTAGCTTTTCTACAGGCACAAAATCCTCACCGGAACATAGTTCTGGTACAAAGTCTGCGGCATTCTGATTAACTAAGTGTTCTAAAAACAACTTCCATTCCTCCTTGGTAGCGTGGGGGGCACGATTGAAATTATTGTAACATGCATTTTTATTTTTGCGCTATAATAAATCCAACACTGTCTTTCCTCCTTCGTTTAGATGAGTGTTATCCTTCGTTTGATAGTTTAGCCCCAGTCGATACTGGGGCTTTTTTTATGCACGTTTTTTTCATGTATATACTTTTTTTGGTTTTTTATGTATGTCTAAAGTTTGACATGACTTAGTGGAATTTTTACAAAATTTGACATATTTTTAAATTGCGGGTGTGGAATAGTGTTGTACTGCCCGAGCCACGTCATCGTCATAACAGGGGGATACCCATCGGGTGGGGGTTCGAGGTCAGGAATAGCCTAGTTACAGCAACACGTTGTGGTATAATAGATGTATCGGTTGGGGAACAGCCGATGTGATGCCGAGCCACTTGCTCGGCTTTTTCTTTTTAAGGAGAGCAGTATGAATTCTATTCAACAACGTGTGGTGCAGACTTTCTGCACGAAGTTAGAGCAGTACATTGCATCGGGTGTCGCATTGCGTGATGCTATGAAACATGTTGTCCCCTTGTACAACAAAGCAGACGTGGACACACAACACGAGATGCGTAACAAGGTAGCAGTAATCATTGGGAAGATTAAAGGCGTCAAACCTATTGTGCTACCTAAAGGTATCTACGCAGGTGCATTGGGCTTCAGCAAATCAACCGAGAAGAGCAATCAGGCTCGAGTGATGTTGCAGTATTACTTCCCAACGAGTAGCACAACGTCTTCCTCCAAACAGGTTGACGTAATCGAGGTAGCACGCAAGCGTGGTGAGAGGTTCGCTGAGTCTCACAAGAAGTCTGAGATACAGCAACGTATTGCCATACTTACTGCTGAGTTGAAATCACTCAAGTCTTACGTTTGATTTGACAACACGTTGTACAACGGGACAGAGAGCGAGGCTTCAACGCTGTTCGCTTTTCTGTCTAACGTGCAGAATTCCTGCACCAAACTTAACCAACGAAGGAGAATTACCATGAACTTAAAAGAACTAAAGACTATCGTAGCCATGCTTGATAGTATGCCTGATGAAACCGAAGTAGTAGTAGAAGTAAACCACTATGGGGGTAAGACTTCAGAAATAAAGTTAGAGACTGCATTCATGCCTGTCTTAAAAAGTAAATATGTAATGTTATTCACGGAGGTCTTATGAAGTCTCTCAACACACGCATCATTCAAATGCACTACGCAGGCAAAGATGTAACCGAGATAGCCAAGAAGTTTAAAGTGGCTCGCAGTTTTGTTCAACAGGTACTAAAGGAATGGTTATGAAACACTCAGACGTCTTACTACTAGCCATTGTCAACACCATGACGTTTTGCTTTGCTCTTTATGGATTGACACAGGAAGGCTATCCAATGTATTCGTACATACTTTTATTAATCTTTAGTGCTGGTGCTATTGCTAGCACATTCTTTATGGGAGAAACGTCATCATGAAATGCACAGAAACTAGAGGCAGGAAGTACCGAGTAGGAGGCAGACCTTGGTCTGTTGAAGTAACACGCCGAAAGCGTGGCAGTAGACTGCGTTTACGCAGGGCATTAAACCGTATGTTCAGCAGTTGGAATTTTCAAACCAAACCTTACTAGGAGAATCGCAATGAAACACAATCCATCTAACCCTGTAGTAATCGTATTCAAACGTGACAACGTCATCGTAGACATACTGCGTAAACGTGACGGTAAAGTGAAACTCTATGCCCACTACCCAAGACCTGAGACTATCAGGAAACTAGGCGAAGGGTGGACATCACTCACAACCATAGCCCTCATGCGTAGCCCCATCACGCACAACCTGCAACACCTAATGAGAGGCTTGTAATCAAAAGATACAGCAACACGTTGTGGAGCATACTGTTTTTAGGGGTCATCTGACAATAGTCTACCAAAATACGCATGGTGGACACCAAGTTGACACCCTCTCCCCTTTTACCTATAAGCGTCAACCACATTTGCAAACTACATATATATATAAATATAGATATAGATAGGTAAGTAAGTGAATAAAAAAAAGTTGGTTGCTGACTTTGTTGTGTTTTTTCTTTAGTCTAAAAGCACTCCAAA